GCTGCTGTTTTAACCAGACTTAGAGACTTTGCTGTTGCAACACCAGAAGAAATTGCTTCATACTGTGCATCCGATATGTCAGAAACACTGATCCCCATCTGATTTGATAGATCTATCGTCTGCTTTTTGATCTGGTTGATACTCATTGCGGAGGTGTCAGCAATAGTTGACACCTTTGCAATCCCATTTTCAAAATCAAGTGCCATCTTTCCAGCAGCTACCCCTGCACCGATCACCGGCATGGTAATTGTGGCTGTCAGTTTTCCTCCGACATCGCTGATCTTTTTTCCTGCCTTTTCAATATCTTTTCCCATCTTAACGGCAGCTTTGGATCCATTGGTCATGGCCGTTATGGTTTTATTCATTGGGGATGTGAAATTATCCGTTAGCCTTATGATGGCATCTATAACCCGTGACATTACTCTACTCCCTTTCTTTTTCCATATCAGTCAGTTCCTGTTTCAGAAAAGCCCGCGTGATGATCTTTTCTCCGTGCCCCATTTTGTAATATTCATGTGGCTGCCATTTTTTCAACCGAAAAAGGAGATACATGATCTGTATCTCCCCATCGGTTTTAATCAGTTTTTTACTTCTTCCTCTGCCTCATCATCGTCTCCATATCCAGACAGATCCGTGATCTCACCCGCAATCTTTGCAAGTTCACCTCCCGGAAAAAGAACTTTAACCAGTTCTTTTGGTGATGCACATCCAAAATGCTTCTGCAATTCTGCACTTCTTACGTCCGGATCAACAATGCCTTCTGCTGCAACCAGTGCATTTGCATCATATATTTTATCCATTCTCACTTTGCCTTTGGAATCAACAGTGTTTGTGGTGAGCTCAGTGTATCTCTCCCCTTTAATTGCTCTGACTGTTATCATTGCATCCTCACCCATGATCTCAGTCAGCCTTTTTGCTTTGATCTTACTGATTGGCATTTTCTCCAACTCTGCTGTGTCCAGTTTCATTAATTTATCAACTAAATTCATTTTTTTCTCCTCACGAAATTGAATCAAGAATATCCCAGTCTTCAAACGTAAAACTGTAGGATTCCTCACCTATTTTTCCCTGCTCCCAATCTGCCAGAATTGCCTTGTCAAACTTGCATCCATAAAGCACAACCCGTTCTGTTCCATTTGCATCCGGATCCGAAACTTTTGATATAATTTTAAAAGATGGAACCTTTCCTTCTTTCAGATTATCTGAGACTGTTTTCATGACATAGGAAGATACTTTTTTAAGCTTAATCTCTCCTTTTGTATCAATCGATACCATCTTCTTTCCAGAAATGAGTTTTCTCGGCATATTTACATCTTCATATTTTGGGTTTAATTCCGCTGAGAATGATGTTGTTTCTGCCATATACTGGTCATTGAACCATACTTCTCCCCATGTTCCGGAAATTACATTATCCGATTTAAATCCATTCATTTTATCCTCCTTATATTGTGATGTTCAGCACAATGTCTTCCATTGCATCCAGAATAGCAATTGTTGCCTTCAGATACACATAGGAACCTGTATTTGCTTCGTTAATATCCTGATCTTTCATTTCTTCCACATCTGTTCCCTGGCTCTTCAGATAGGTTCTCTGTGCTGCAGTATCAATTTCACATGTTCCACTTGCGAGCAGTCCTTCCGTGACCAGCTCGCTGAAATATGCGTTGATCGCTGTAACCAGTAAAAGTTTGTTATCATAACTATTGGAGTATTTTCCAATATAGTCATCCTGTGCGGTCATTCTGATATCATCTTTGACCATATCCATGATTTCTACTACTTTGATTTTCTGGAACTGCTCTCCCTTATCCTCTGTCTTTGTTGTCAGAGAATTCACTCCTCTGACTATTTTTACCTTTTCCCCGTCCCACATGAATACAAGTTTTCCCGCATCAACCGCAGTATCAAGTTCTGCTGTTGTATGGCTTGTACATCCAGTGTAATCTGTCAGCGGTGCATATGTTATGGACATGGTAAGCGGACACCCTGCAATCAGTCCAGCGATTCTCGGAGTCACCTCTTCCGGTGTCATTTCCGCATTTCCATTAAAAAGGCTGTCAGTTACATTAACAATACCTTCCGTATCGCCTGTAGCATTTGGCAGCACCGCTTTTACCATCTTATTCTCCCCACGCATTGCTTTAATCCATGTGGTGATTGTGCTTGTCATGGCATCCGTTTCCGCGGTTGGTGCCGCAAGCCAGTTAAATTTCAGCGTCTTTAACACTTTCAGCGCATCTGTATATTCGGTTTCAATCGCCGTTGCTGCTGAATCCATGACATATGCAATAACTTTTTTCGGCGTTGTCTGATACCCGACCAATGCTTTTTTGATATAAGACTTATTTACATCTGTCAGTGTATCCGGAATATCGGTGATATCATAAATAACATTCAATCCCGTTTTTTTTGTGTCTTTCAGCAGCAATGCTACAATTCCACGTTCTCCTCTTTCCACTGCGCTTACGCCTTTTTCAGTGAAAGAAATTGTTATACTGGGAGCTCCCATTTTATTATCCTTCCCTTTCCTTCAAACCATACGATATGTTAATGGATGATATTGTTTCCGCTTCCGGTGTTTCTGTTATCTGCTCATACCATTCAAATGGTATGGTGATCTGCATCCAGTCATTTTTTTCACCGGTGTAATCCATTTCTATATCTCCGTTACATGTCAAAAATCTGTTTCCGACTTTCAGTTTTATTCCAAAGGCTTCCCTGATTGCTTCAAACTTTTCCAACTGATCCGCAATATCCGTTGTCTCCTGCAGAAAAGTAATTTTGAAAGCTGCCGATGTATGCCTGAAATTTTTTGTTTCAGATGCAGTTTTGTACAAAATAAGCTCTGTGCAAAAACATGGCTTATCAAATCCTTCCGTTGTATCTGGTCCGTATATCCTAATATCCGGGTATAGTGTCGACATTACATCTCTGCACGAATGCATAAGCTCAGGCAGTGTTATCATAATTTTTTCCCTCTCAACATTTTGTCTGCAAACTCTGCTACCACCGCCGGAAACTTTTCTATCCATTCCATTCTGGTTTTTTCCGCATAATGTTTTCCGGCAACAAAACCTCCTGTATTTTTTCCTCCGATCCATTTTGCATGTCCGTTTTCAATCAGATGGAATTTAGGGGAGCTGTTCTGTATTTCAACTTCAGCTGAAACATGCAATTTCTGATCATATTTTCTTTTCCAAGCTTTTGTCACAGGCTTTTTTCCTGATTTATAGCTTCCCGGCATTCTTCCATTGCATTCTTTGATCCACTGTGCGCCCCATTTTTTCATTTGTGCATCTGTTTCATCCGGATATTCAGACACCAGATCCTCTATATCTTCTTTTAATTCATTCAGCCCGCTGATTTCAAAACTATGCATTTTTTATCTCCGGTCTTGTTTTTTCCAGTTTTTCCGTACACATGATTTCCTGCATGTAGTTCATTTCTCCGATATTAATGATGCTGTTAATTGCGAACTGCCTGCCATGATAAACCAGAATATCTGCTGGGGACAGTTTTTCAAAAAATCTCATAGTGATTTTATAAATCAGTTCATGGGATTCCTTGTAATATTCCAGATATGAATTACCGCGCATCGGTATAATTTCTCCGTATACCGCATGGAATAGCTGCAGTTTATTTACTTTTCCACCAAGACTGTCATCTACCGGAGTATACCTCCATATTTCAATCTTCTTTCTCAATCTTCCAGCGTTCATTTTTTTACCTATTGCGGCAAGAGGTTTACAGAATGCATATCCAGAATTGTTGTGATAACCTTATTTGCATTGCTTTTATCAACTTGCATCTGCCTGTTATCATACATGTCCGAAATAAGTGTAAGAACCGCAATCGTTATGTCCGCCAGATCGTCCAGCTTTTCTTCGCTAAGTCCCGTATAATTTGCAGCATAAGCAATAGCAGCCTCTTTTAGCATATCCAGATAATTCTTTTCGTCTTCCTCTAAATCTTCCAAAATCAGCCGGCACTGCTGACACATTGCAGCTGTATCGATATCACTTATTTTCATATTCCCTCCTGCTGCACGCCTTTCCCCTTAGTCCCTGAAATCTTTGCTGTTTTTTCCAGAATAACCTTTTCTGCATATCCTGCATCAATCATGTCCTGTGCGAATCCTTCCGGACAGGTTATGATCTGTCCGGAAGATGCACTATATTTCGCTCCAGCAAAACTTTTCAGTGCTTTTATGATTTTCATCAGGCTGCTGCTTTCA